AGTTTGTTGAGTGTATCGGCCGAACTATCTCCGAACTTCAGGAGAGCGCCTGCCACAGCACCGAGTGCAATCCCGATTGGCCCCAATGAACGCGCAAGAATGCCCAGCGGCCCGAGCGACCGCGTCATCTTGGCGCCCATTTTCACGGCAGCAGTACCAAGCGTCTCGAATCCTTCCTCGGCGCGGCGCAGCTTGAGTTGCATCGCGTCGAAGCCTGCGCCAATGATGGTTGCCGTCTGGGACAGCGGATCGAGAAGGCCCTTTGCTTCGCCTGCGCTCTCGGCCACGCCATCGAGAGAGGCCTTGGCTTCATCGGCGCCCTCAACCCCAACTTTCACCGTCGCATCAACTTTGCCCAGTTCCTCTGCCGCAACCTTTACCTCGTCGATACTGGTCTTGGTCTCGTCGGCGCCTTCAGCTTTGACATCCACCGTTGCATCGGTCTTGCCCAACTCCTCTGCTGCAGTCTTAAGGCCGTCGACACCGCCGACAATCTCCTCGAGCGTCTTGCGGACATCGTCGCCGCCTTCAAGCTCAATCTCGACCGAAATTTTGTCTACCATGGCGTGTTACGTGTCCTTGAAATGCTTGCTGAACAGTTCGCGGAATTTCGCCACGTTTTCCCTGACGATCTCGCCTATGCGGAACTTCTTCGGGATGCGCACCGAGGGAACACCGATGTAGAGCGGCTTGCGGTCGCGGTCCTTGTCGTTGGCATCGAACAGCATCGGCTGACCGCGCACGGTTGCCGAGGTGAGTTTCTTGCCCGACCGGCTGGCGCGCGGGCCGCCTTCCTGGGTTGGTATCCACAACAGCGGCTTACCCTGGATGGTTGCGCCGTGCTCGAACACCCCGGCAATACCGAACTTATGAAAGACGATGGCTTTGGCCTGAAGCGATGGCTCACCGTCTTCCACCGCATCCTTCGTCCGGTATTGCAGTCCGCTCTGCCATTTCGGCCCGAACCTGCCGGCGGCGTCCGCGATATCGCTGCGCCCTTCCTGCACCGCATTAGCGGCCGTCTCGCGCAGAGCCGCGACCGCAGCCGTGGCCACCAGCCGTTGCTTGTCGCGGATCATCTTGACCGCGGCCGGTGCGTCGGCCTTAAGATCAAACTTCATTCCGCCAATTCCTTGCGCATCTTCTCGATCCCCTTGCTGTCACCCTGCGCGCCGACAGCTGCGATCATCAGATCGTACGAGCGTTCAATGCGCTCGATCCTGTCACTAAATTCGAGATAGGCTGCGATCTGCCGCGGCGTCAGCGTCATTGCATGGTCGGGTGAGAAGCCGCGTCGGACGAGGGCGGTGATATTGATGGCGATCGCCTCAAGCGTACTCTGTAGACCTTTGCGTCTTCGCTGGCCCCGCCGATCAGGCTCGTCAGTTCCTGAACGAAGGAGCCAATCCCGTTTGGGAATGTCAGCCCAAAGATTGCCCGCAGAAACTTGAGCTGCTGTTCCGGTAGGAGCTTGGCGCCGAGGCGTTCGTATTCCTCGTCACCGAGATGCCCGCATCCGGCTGCGATGATAGGACCAGCAGCCGCGCCACATCCCGCAATCATGCGCAGAACAATATCGCCGCCGACATCACCGCTCGCAAGCGACATCAATCCCGGAAACCGCGCGACAATAGACGCGATGGCATCGACGGAGATGCCATGCACTTTGACCCGATGCTCGCCTATCTTGACGACCTCGACCGCCGTCGAAGGCGCGATGTCCAGAAGGTCTGCCATGCTTTACCCCGTCGCCGTTTCATCGCGGATCGTCCAGACGCCGAAGAAGCCGTTGGCATCCTTCTGCACCTCGGCCTCGATCTCGATCACCGTGAAGTCGTCGGCATCCGTGATGAAACTAAAATCACCAGACGGGACGAACGAGACAGTCGCGAGGAAGTCGACCTGCTGGCCAATGTCATTGGTGCCGACAACCTTGATCTCGCCGGTAAACTCGGTCTTCGACAGGCCGGACAACGTCATGTTGCCGTCGGTATCGGTGCCCTGCTCAGCGAGCGCGAAGAACGCCAGGTTATTGCCGGTGATCTCGTCGAGCGTCATCTTGATCGTGGCACCGGCCTGAGTGATGGCGGTGAAGTCCTTGGTCTTGATGCCCTCACGCGAGGAGAAGTGCTCCTTCTTTTCGACCTCCGGTGTGTAGACGAACGACGGCGCATTGCCGAGATCGGTGAAGGTCGATCCGCCGGCTTCCTTGAACGACACTACGCCTTTGCCGATGTGGTAGTTCTGAACGTTGGGTGATGTGGGCATGGCAGTACCTTTCCTTTCCTAGAGTTCTTCCGGCCGCATGGAATACTTGAACAAGAATTGCGCCTTCAGTGCCCCATGCAACGAGCGCATCCAGCCGACATCGGTCTGGCACCCGAGATAACGGATCGCACCGTTTCCGTTCCGCCCGGTCTTCACGATCTGATCGTTCAGTGCGGTATCGAACAGCACCCGCTTGATTAGTTCGCGCCGCATGACGCTGAGATTGGACCCGACCAGATCGGCCTGATCCGCGATGATGATCTCGGGCATGAACTGGACGACGGTCGGCCGATGAGCCGGACGCATCGACAGGTCGGTAGCGTCGTTGGTTTCCTCGTCACCATCGAGCACGATCGCGGCCGGCAATTCGGTCTCGTCGATGTTGAGATTGTTACGATAGGCCGAACGGATATTCGGGATGGTGGCGACCACCACGAGCAACCGCGCCAGGATGTCCTCGCGAACATCGACCATCACCCGGCGGCCTTCATCAGCAGGAACCGCACCTCGCCGAGGTCTTCGCCGTTCGGACTACCCTGCACCGGCGCCTCGCGCACGATCCAGCTTCGTCCGTTGAACGTCAGCACGGCACCAATGCATTCGCCGACCGCAATTCCATTCGCGGTAAGCTCGGGGATGCGAGCATAGGCGCCGGGGCCGACGCTGCTCGTCTCCACGCCGCCGCTTGTCTGCGTCTTCGACCGGGTCTTGTCGATCACGGTTAGTGCGATCTCGCCCGCTGTTCCGATGGTCAATGTCGCCGGCACGCCGAGCACGGCATAGATTGGATCGTAGAGGTCCGCGCTAAAGTCGATCATCGCCAGCCCTTCGGAATGCGAACGCGCCGATGTCCTCTCGGCCGAGTTCGGTCTCGACGTTGCTTTCCGACACCAGCGCGAAGCCACACAGCTTCATCGCAAACACCAGACCGTCGCGGGTGAAGTACCAGCAATGCTCGTCCGGCTTGAAATGCTTGGAGCGCAGCGCGTGCTCGGCGTCGCGGAAGATCGGCAGCGAGAGGAACACCCACTCGCGCACGTTGGCGAGCAGTGACTGGAAGTCTGGGATGTGCTCGATCACGTCCCACAGCGTCACCGCATCGAACGCGACCAGATGCGGATCGACCAGCAGCATGCGTTGCTCGAGCCAGGCGAGGCCGGCCGGGTTAACATCGTAGCCGTAGGTCGAGCGCCCACGCCGATTGCGCAATTCGACAAAGGCGCCCGAGCCGATGCCGACATCGATCAGCGTCCCGCGGTAATGCTGCTCGACGAAGTTAAACCGCGCCTGCATCAGCGCGCGGCCGAGTTCGGTCTGCGCATTGCGATCGAAGCTGTCGAAGTAGTCCTGATCGTAGGGAGCGTGCCCAGCCTCGACCGGGTAGTAGCCGATGCCGTGCTGCAGCCACCAGGTCAGGCAGCGACGCGAGAATTGCCCCACCAGCGGCAGAACTGTCCGAGCGGGTCCGCGATCCTCTTGTCGCAGGTGTGCAGCATATTCGTGCATCGGCAGAACTTCTCCGGTTTTGCAAACCCGATGCGGCGCAGGTCGAGCCGCGGATCGGTGATCTTCTCGGGCGCGTTATGGCCGCCGTGGCCGCCCAGCACGACGAAGGTCTTGACCTTGAGCGCGAGTGCCGCCGGCACGATCCAGCCGACGCCGCCGACGACGATGTCCGCGTCTCGCACCAGCGCGAGCAGCTCGCGCACCGCCAGCTCGCCGTGGACGAAGTAGCGGTGTGCCGGTGGCGACTCGCCGACGATCCATTCTTCGTTCGGCGCGAGGTCGGCGACCGCGACCACGGTATGCGTCGCCATCAGCTCGGCGGCGATGGCCGCCACGTATTCCGGCCGCGGATTGCGCGCCTCGTTGCGCCATTCCGTTCTGACCGTCACCGGCCGGATGACCGCGATCGGCCACTCCGACTTGACCGGCGACTGCCCCATATCCGGCAGATCGAACAATGCCGGATCGAACCTGACGTTGAGCTTCGACCAGCGCTGTTCGAGCGCACCGATGATCGTCTGCGAGGTCAAATCGCGATAGGCGACCGTGATCTCCCGCATCGGGATCGCCGCCGGTCGCATCCACCGATCGGCCGGTTGCCGCGCCATGTTCTTGCGTTGCGTGCGCAGCTTCCGCGTCCCGCAAACGAACTTGATATCAAGGTCGGCGTATAGCTCGGGCCATGGCGTCTCGAGGTGGAGTTCGTAGTGTTCCGCTGCTGCACGAACGAACGGCCGCGAGAAAATGTTGTCGCCGAGCCCCCACATCCCGCGGATCAAGACCGGCTTAGGCCGCGCGCCGCTCATTCAATACGTCTTGCAGATCGATCACCGGCCAGAGGTCGGCATAGGTGCTGCCGGGGCTGGCGTTCCAGAGTGTGATCCCCATCGCCCGCAGCGGATCGACCATGGTGGCGAGATCGGCACGGTGGCGATCGTAGCGCGTCGGCTTCGGTGCCCAGCGGTGCGGCTTGTGGTGCCAGGTCCGGCCGTCCGCCGCGGCCTTGCCGTCGATGCCAAGCCAGACGATGGTGCCGCCCGGCCCGATGAGATGCGCCGCCAGGTTGGTCGCCGCCGTAAGCGAGGTCCATTTCTGCATCAGGCTGTCGCGCTCGCGCGCGAGCCCCGGTGGATTGGTCTTGCGGCAGACCAGCACGTTCTTGGCTTCCGAAACCATGCGCGAGGTAGTGACGACCCGGCCGCGGAAGTTCGCGACCGCCGCCTTGTTCTCGGGTTCGTTCCACCAGCGCCAATCACCGAAATAGAGGAAGTCTGCCCATGGCACCGCGTAGACGCTCGAGTTGATGACGATGACGCGGCGGCCGCGCAACGCCTCGAGATCGACCTCCAGCACCGATGGCCCGCCACCGACAATGAAGGCGGTTCCGCCTTCCCATTCGCGCGGGACCGGCCAGAACGCGCTCATGCGATTGTCAGCCTCGGCAGGGCCCCGATGATGCGGATTGAAGGTATGCCCAGCAGCAGCGCGACAATGAGGTAGAGCGCGATCAGCGCGACCACCGCGATATAACCCTTCTGCACGTTGCCCGGCACGGCGATACCCATCCACGAACACAGCCAAAGGATAATGGCGCCGATCAGCAGCAGGACCGCGACGACGATTGCCACATTGATAATACCTAACAGGATTCCACCGAGTGACATGGGCGGTCCCTCCTTATGCGACGTGCAGACGGCGGTACGGCTTGATGAGATCGACCACGGTCGCCGACAGATATCCCGACGAGGCGGTCGACAGCGATGGCGTGAAATAGCTGACACGAGCGTCACCATGCTGCAATTCACGTAACCCGGGATCGCGCGAGCCGGTGGTACGACCCTCTTTGACCGCCTGGATGGCCGCCTGCTGCAGCCGAGCCGGTGCCTCTTCCGGCAAGTCGTATCCACCCCGATAGAGCACGGCGACGACGGTCTCGGCCCAGCAACCGCCGGTCCACAGCCGCCCGCTGGCCGGATCAAATTCGATGTCGTCCGCGGTTGCGCCCGCGGTCGAGACCTCGATGATTTCGACCACCGGATAAAGCGAGAGCGTCAGCGCCTGCCGTTCCAGCATGACCTCGTTGCGGTCAAAGGTGAACGTCTCAAGCGCCTCGGCCAGTCCAAAACGGCGGTTGCAATACTCTGCAATGAGGCGTGACTGCATCGTGATCGCGGCCTGCAGCGCGGCGTCCTCGGTCGCGCCCTCGATGACGAGCGCGAGCTTGAGGTCGTCGAGGCTGATCAGGTCAGGCCCCGCGCTGTCGGTCGACTCGTCGATGATTTCGAGGACGGAATGCATTACTTGAACCTGACCGGCTTGGCTGCGCGCTCTTGCTCCGGGCGATAGTCGCGGCCATCCGCCCCGCGCTTGACGGCGAGGCGCCAGTCGTCGGACGCGCCCGGCTTGGTGGTGGTGTCGGCCTGCGCGATGAAGAACGAGCCGCCGAGGGTGACGCCGTCGCCGGCCACATAGGCGGCGCCCTCTTTCCAGACGCCGGCATCGAGCACGATGGCGGTCTTGATTTCATGCACCGCCTCGCCCACGGCCCAGCGCAAGGTGCGGCCGCCGTCCGAGGTCGTGACCGACGC